GAACAGCGGGCTTGTTATTAGCACCAATCGAGACGCCGAAAGGATCAATCAGAAACAGTATACCTGCATAGGCAATAATCATATGCCAATAGTATTTTACTTGGTCTCTATATACTTTTTGTCTCAACAAGTCTCGGACGTATTTGAAGTGTATGGGGGACAGCACCTGTAAGAAGTATGCTGAAAAGACTCCTTTGTAATAAGGACTGTGTGGATCTTTCGCAGTGTCTGTGTAACGATGGTGTTCACGATGATTTGCAACCCAAACCATCGCAGGACCGTAGAAAGGAATTCCAGCGAAAAATAGAAGAATGTTTCGCATCCAGTTAGGACAAGTAAATGCTCGGTGCGATGCTAGTCTATGATAGCCTACAGTTACGCCGAGCATCATACAACAATATACGAGAAGAGTAACTGACCACTGCCAAGAATTTCCGTACAGGAACATTAAACAAGTAGAAAGCATTGCCGTTAATTGGCCTACTAGCAACAAATACGGAAATACTTTCTTATTGTTTAACATAATTATATACTACTCACTCTCTTTTTGATGCAGTGATTTCTGTGAACCAAGCAACTCCATCAGATACACTTTCCCATCCTTGAGAAGTCACTTCTGTTATATTTAAGTTTTCTTGTCCCTCAACATTTCTTACTATAGTTAGAATACCTTCTTCTAATGTAGCTGTATAAGATAGTGTTTCAGGTGAATCTAGTGGATTACCATCTGCGTCTTTTGAAGTTATTAAATCAAAATTCATAGGTATGTCCTATCGTTTCTTCCCAATGTTATATTTAGGAACTAAATTCCACTCTTTCTTTTCTTTGTAAGAAATTATTTTTACTTGACTCAATGGAGCGAATTCTAAACTGTCGGCTTCATTGACAATCTTAATCAGTCCCCATTCTTGAAGAAGTTTTGCTATAGTATTTCTTCTTTCAAGATCGTTGTCAGAAAAGTCTGCCGCTTTGCCATCTAATGCAAACAGCTCTTTAAAGTGAGTAATAAAATATCTTCCTTGTTTATGAAGAATGTGACAGGACTGGTATAAAGTATTGTCCTTTTTAGATGCCACACCTATACGAGAAAGTGTCTCTTTTACTTTTAAAAAGTTTTCGGGATCTTCTAACAATATCTCAAGAGGAACGTATCCCTCATAATCAATGTTAAAGAAATCATCTTGGTCATTCATGTCAATCTACCTATTATAATTGTTATAATCAACTAATAGGTATTTATAACTTGCCGCCTTTTGAACTAATCAACTTGAGTTTGATCTTCTCAATATCATCACTAGTCAAAATGCGTAAAGCCTCTTTAGCTTTATTGAAACTATAACCAAAATATTGTTGAATTGCCTCTAAATTCTCTTCGTCAGACTTAATCCATTTACTGTATCGTTTACTCTTACGAACAACCGCACATAGAAAATCATACTGCATCTTGTTATCTATGTGTGGTCGAGAGTTCATCTCATTCGCAGGAATGACCGTATCAGCAGCGAATCCCATTGCACGATTCACGATGAAAGGATTGTATTCTTTCTCCGTAGCTTCATCGACAATGAGATTTTCTTTTGTAAAGTTTATGCTATTAGCAAAATCAAATGGGCTGATCTTTTTTACTTTCTCGCTAAAAGACTTCTCATCAACTTCTACTACTGGCGGTCCAAGTTCTTCCAAAAAGCTCATAATTTATTCCCAAACAGTTTTAGTTCGACTCCCTACTCTGATAATTGCTGCTATATCATCAGGTGAAAACTCAAGCAAAGAGTTGTCGTCTTCAATATGTTCCCACTCTAGACTGCCTTCAGGAGTCTGCTTCAAATCTTTGATCCACATATCGTGTGTATGTCCAGACTTAAACACTAATCTAATTTTTATCTGTAGTTCGTTTCTTGGCCATTTCATTTATTATTCCTCGTAACAGTTTTTATTTCGCTCAATAATAAATTTCGGGTCAGTTGTATTGCTTATGGGAAAAGTTAATCTATGTAAGATTCTCTTCTCAAAAACAGCATCTGGTCTCAGTGGTCTACGATGTAAAGTAAGTAGTTGATCGCTTAGAACGATGTCTCCTACTTCCCATTCATGATGATACATAAATTTTTCTTGAAATAGAAACGCTTTGAGTTCGTCATAGAGTTCTATATCATCGTCATCGCCGTCACTTACCTGCAAGTCGTTATTGGTATAGAAATACAAACCTTTAACACCTGCAATGTTCTCTTGTTCAATCCACATACGATATGAAGGATCTTTCTTAGCGTGATCTAAGTGCCAAGGAGTTTCTGCCCAGTTCGCCATGTTGTATGTGTATGTACAATACTTGCCTTTGATCTTATCTTTAAGACTCTGTGGCATAACAGCATAAGCTGCTGCTGTATCTAACCAAGAAGTAACAGTACCTTCTACTCCTGCATAGCCTTGAAGAGCAACACCATCTGCTCTATCAGGACCATTTAGATTAGCATGCCAGTCTAACTTGCCTTTAGGAAAGATGCCAGTTGGCTTGTTATCTTTCTCTTTAGCAGTGACTCGCTGTACCAATACTTCATCTACTTGCCAAGGATCTAATGGCTCTGTAGGAACTCCTTTGAAGTTGCCTTCTACGTCCCAGAAACATTGTTCCCAATTTGCTATGTGGCTCATGCCAGCAATTAATCTGTGCATACCAATAGGATTGATAGGTGCCTTTTTTATGACAACTACAAGTTCCTTCTTCAACAACTCAAACGTCTCTAAACAATCTTCTTTAGTTAGGTTATCAAAATCTAGTGTGTGGTATATCACTTATTAGTCCTTGAACTGTATACTTGCCATGATTTCAGTTAGACACGCTGTAAGATTTATCTCTTGATCGGCAACAAATGCCGCTTTATACTGATAGTCAGCAATCAACAGAACCATCTGAGGAACTGTTTTGATCTCAGTAAGTAAAGAATCATAAATGTAACGAAATATGCCTTGTGGATCAGTATCAACATTGTTAGCAACCCACTGACGCATCTTCTTCCAATCTTTATCTTTCAAAGATGTGATTAGATCCTTAGTATTTATATCAGATATATTACTCAGAATGCCTTCATCGATAGTACCAGATGAACTATATCGCTGCAACTCATTGAGTACTCGGCGATAGTCTGGAATGTATTTCATCAACAATTCTGCAAGTACTTTATCTTTGTATGTCACGCCTTCAGAATCAAGAACGAACTGCATGCGCTTCATGAACTTGCCTGCTAATGCAACCTGATCTTTCTTGTCAGTCTTGAACTCAATAACAGTAGTACGACTGTGAAGAGGAGCAATGATCTTCTGCTTGTAGTTACATGTGAAGATGAAGCGACAGTTTTCAGAGAATGTTTCGATGAATGCTCGAAGTGCAGGCTGTACTGACTCACGATTGAGATAGTCTGCCTCATCGATGATTACAACCTTAGTCTTGCTTTCAAAACTGATAGCACTAGCAAAACTTTTGATCTTTGTTCGAAGAGTATCGATTTGACGACCTTCGTCTGAACCATTGATAACGATGTAATCGCAACCTAGTTCTTCACACAAAGCTCGTGCGACTGTAGTCTTGCCTGTGCCTGCTGTACCACAAAGTAAAAGATTAGGCACTTCTCCTTTCTTTAGAAACTCTTTGAAGGTTGCTTTTGTGGCATCAGGTAGAATACAGTCTTCGATAGTCTGTGGGCGATACTTTTCTACCCAGAGGAAATGATCTTTCATTTTTCACACCATTCATAATATAATTTAAACACCCATTCTCTTTCTCAACTCGCTGGATGAGAAAGAATGGGATCGTTTGTTGTAGTACGCATTGACTATGCCTTTACCAGTATAGTCTTTATCTTTATACTCTACTCCGAGTATTCTAACATCTATAGGTAAAGTTTGCAATAGAATAATCAAATCATTTTCGGTTGCATACACGATTGTTTCATCAACAAACTTACATGCACGAACTTGAATCTGTCTTTCTATCAGAGATTGTATGGGGGCATTCTTTTCGGGTCTATCGATAGTAGGATCAGTTTGAATTCCTACTATCAGATAG